AATAAATTTCTCTTTCCCAAGGCATCATATTTTCAATCTCAGTTAATGAATATTTATGGTATTGCATGAGGGCGAAATTAATTCGATAATGTGCCTCTAAATCCTCTCTTGCAATACTTAGCCGAAAAAATCGACTAGACCCTCTAAAACGACACTACTTTTCTTTTTAGTATTTGGGTTTGTCACTTCAATAGTGTGAGATAATTTAGGCATCGTTGCAAAAAATTTCTCTACTTCTTTAAATTGTTTTGAACTTAACTGTTCTATGAATTGCAATCTTTCCTCTGGACTATAATCCTCTGAATCCCAAGCGTCTTCCTTTGTAAAAACAGTATCCATACAATCTGCTACCAATTGAAAAGTTTTGTCAACAGTAGTTTTTGATCGATCATCCACATCAAAATTATTTTCAATAAACTGATTTAAAGAAGGATATTTCATTCTTAAAGTCATATTTTTATCAAGAACTATATCTTTTTTATGTTCTTTTGATTTAACTACTTCAATTTCATCCACATATATTGTAACTGGCACTTCCGTCTCTTTATCATCTGGACATGTTACAACTAGATTAATATCTTCCCCAACTGATTTTGCACGAATATTTAAGAACAGATATTCAATGTCAAAAGTGGGTAAATCATCCACTTTTATTCCTCTTGTTATCACACATTCTTTTATAACATCTTTGACCGAGTTTGTAATCTCAACTTGATTTTTTGATTCAAGTGCTAATATTAATAATTTTTCTTCTTTTACTAAAAAAGGTCTGTATTTTATTTTTTTACCTGTTGATGGTAAAGTCAACTCATAAGTAGGAGTTGCAATTGTTGGTAATGGCATAATTTATTAATTCAGTATTTTATATAGTATGTTTTTAAAGCAATCCACCTAAAGTGTACACATTTAACCACCAAGGTCTTTTTTTCTCTGCAGCCTTAGCTGCAGCCTTAGCCGTTTGATCAACGATATCTCTTGCTGAATTGAATGGTGTGTTTTCCACCGAAGAAAGTGAATCATCATAATGAAACTTTGTAAAGAATCGATCATACGCAAGCTGCACACTACATCTTAACACAGCTGAGTCACCATAGGCAACTCTCATTGATGCTAAGTTAGTGGGCCAAACATTAACAAACTCATATGATGTTAATTTTGATTGAGTTTTATCTCTCGAAACAGGTGGTAATCCTCTCTCAAGATTATTTCTTGATCTCTGAGGTTGATCTACAAAAGTATCTTTCTCAAACTTAGTGATATGTAAAATTTCTTTGTACTCTTCTGGATAATTAAAACGACCAAAAGCATTTAAATTTCTTTTCATGCCTTGTTGAATTGGATTGATGAATGTCATCCATGTCTCCAATACTTCAAGAATTACATGATCTGCATCAAGATAAAATGTTAAGTTAAGTGGAGGAAAAGTTCTAAGATTCGGAAACTCCTCTTGAATACCCTGATGATGACCAACTGCAAGACTGGTTTGAAAAGTTGTGCCTGGCAATTCCGCTTCAGTACACATTATTGACATTTTTTCTTTAAAATCTATTCCACTTGTTCTAGCCCTAGAAATATCACCTCCAGCTTCCTCTAACCATCTTTGATAATTCCCAAACGAAAATACAACTTGAAACTGCGTGTCGAACGAGGGACGACCAACAGAGGTTTGAACATCCCTCACACTTTTTTGAAAGATATCTTTTTTTCTTGGAAATAAATTATTTTCTGACACAATAAATAAGCTTAACTTGTTATTACTATATATGAGCTATAAAGGGATATATAGGCCTTCCAACCCCAAAAAATATAAGGGAGACTCTCAAAATATTATTTATAGGTCTTTGTGGGAAAGAAAATTTATGAATTATTGCGATTTGAATGAAAATATACTTGAATGGGCGTCTGAAGAATTTTGGATTCCTTACTTAGATCCAACAACCAATCGTGTTCGCAGATATTTTCCTGATTTTTTTATCAAATATAAAGATAAAGATAGTAATATTCGCAGATCGGTGATTGAAGTTAAACCAATGAGAGAAACTCTTGAACCAAAAGCAACAAAGGGTAAATCAAGAAAGACAATGATAAATGAATCAATAACGTATGTTAAAAATCAAGCAAAATGGAAGGCAGCGAAAGAGTTTTGTGCAGATCGTAAATTAGAATTCAAAATCATGACTGAAAAAGAATTAGGAATCCGATGAGTATTCTACAAAACATATTAAATAGAGTTGGTGGTCAAGTTAATGAGGATTTCTTTCGTGATCAATTAATTCAAGAACTTGGATCTACAAACTTTGATGGTGATGCTGCAGATACAGGTGGATTCGCTGCTGGACAATTATATTTTTTCACATATCAAGCACAGACAAAACAACCATTTTATGACATGTATCCTTTGTCATATATCATTGAAATGAGGTCAGGTGGATTTCTTGGTTGCAACCTTCACTATGTTAAATTATCTCAAAGAGAAGAACTTGCAATGAGCTTACTAAATAACTCTGCTCAGGGTGCAGTTGCAGTTCCTCGTCGAACTTTACATAGATATCTTTATACTGGTATTCAAGGACAACCCTACCGTATTCCAGACACAGAATGGATAGATGTGGCACAATTACCCACTGAAAAATTTGTCGATATGAGAGGAATTAGTGTTCCACGAAGTAGAATTTACAACACAAACTAATGGCAAAAAGTAAAGTAATAGATGGATTTTCCTATGAGTTCGATAGTCTCGGTAAGATAATTGCAATTTTTGATCACTCAGATCCAACTAATCCAGTACCTGTCGATCCAGAAAGCAAATTGTATGGAGATCAATATCGTTCAAACGATGCTTTGACAGCTTTTAACTTTAATAGATATGGCGGAAATAAAGACTCATATGAAGATTCCGTAGAATTGGTGCCAGAACAAGTAGCAAAAGATTTTTATGATAAAGAGGTAAAAGATAATAAAGAAAGATTAGAAGAACAAAACGATGCAGGCCTTTCAAATCCAAGTCTTGCACCAGGCCCTGCGAGCGCTTATGCAACATATAAATCTAGTAGGGGTAAAAAAGTAGGCACAGATCTTTATACATATCCACTTGATATTGATCCCAAACAAGATCATCTTAAAATATCAAAATACAAATATGCGAGAAATGAAGATAGTGGCGTTCAATCATCTGTTCAAGGATCTAGACCTAAGCGTGTTGATGATCAGGATGTAAACGTCACAATAGGTGACAGATTTGCTAATAGTTTTAGAAAAGAAGAAGATCGAGTTCAAAAAGTTGAATTACAAAAAGTGGTTGAGGGTGATTCAATGTTAGGTAATCAACTTGAAGGAAGTGTCATGTTACCAATGCCAAAGGTGGTTGATACGAATGGTTGTGAATGGGGAGAAAGTGAAGTAAATATATTTGGTTTGGCTGCTCTTGGTGCTGCTGAGTTGGGTAAAAATGCATTTAGTAAGTTAAAGGATACTACTGGTCTCGCTGAAAAAACGGGTGCAAACAAGGAAGATCTGAAAGCTGTTCAAGCAATAACAGCTAGAACAAGAAGAGGTGGTAAGTTATATGAAGGTTTTACAGGTATGAGTAGCGCTCTTTTAAACGCAGCGACAGCAGAGGCAACAGCAAGAATTACTGGACAAACAATATCACAGGATCAAATTTTAGCAAGAACAAGTGGAAGAGTTTTAAATCCTAATGCAGAGTTATTATTTCAAGGCCCTGTTTTAAGAGATTTTAACTTTGATTTTCTAATGATTGCAAGAAGTGAAAAAGAGGGTAAAGAAATCAGAAAAATTATTAGATGGTTTAAGACAGGAATGGCTCCTAAATTCAATAGTGCAACTTTTCTTGAAACTCCTAATGTATTTACTTTAGAGTATAAAAATGGAACAAGGCCAGGTGATGTTTTAAAAACTGTAAATAGATTTAGTCCAGGCGGTTTGGCGTTAAGAACAATTGCAGTTGATTACGCTCCAAGTGGATATTGGTCTGCGTATCAAGACTCTCAACCAGTTGCAATTAAAATGAGTCTAAACTTTGCTGAATTAAGACCAATTTATGAACAAGATCAAGCGCAAAACGGACTAGTAGACACAGTAGGATACTAAAATGGCATACAGAAGTTCACCAAATTCTTATTTCAAGAAATTACCAAATTTAGACTATCCATCATTACAAAATGATAGGACATCTGTTTATGATTATCAGATAGTCAAGAATCTTTTTAAAAGAGCAGTAATGCGTGATGACGTTTACGGTAGTCTTGTTAACTTTGAAAAATACTCTGTGCAAGGTGATGAAAGACCTGATCAAGTTGCATATGATTTTTATGGTGATTCAGCTTTAGATTGGGTAATATTAACTACAAACAATATCGTACATGTAAGAGATGAATGGCCAATGGGAAGTCAAGATTTTCTAACTTATTTAAATCAAAAATACACTGCTCAA